GCATACATATCTTTTTTAGTTAGTCCTTGTATGTCTCCCATATCAAACACTAAGTCTAAGAACTTATCTTCAAGCTCTACCATGTGTCTACATATTTGATATAGCTCTGCTTTAAAATCATCTGTCCATATCTCTATGTTCTCTTTGATAAATTCTCTAAACAACTTGGTCATAGCTTCAACATGCATAGACTCATCACGGATAGAGTAAGTAACTATCTGCCCCATACCCTTCATCTTACCAAACCTAGGAAAGTTTAAAAGAATAGCAAAGCTACTAAAGAGTTGTAGTCCTTCTGTAAAAGCTGAGTAAACTGCTAGGGTTTTAGCAATAGTTTTCTTATCAGATTTAAGAGGTTTAAACTCTCCAACATAATCGTGCTTGTCTGCCATCTCTTCATACTCTGAGAAAGCTTTATATTCTATCTCAGGCATTCCAACTGTATCAAGTAACAAACTATAAGCATGTTGATGTATTGATTCCATGTTAGCAAAAGAACCCATCATCATTCTAGCTTCAGGTTTCTTAAAGATAGGCATATACTTATCTATGTACCCAGAAGCTACGTCTACATCTGACTGAGTAAACAATCTAAATATTTGTGTAAGTAAATTCTTTTCTATAGGTGTAAGCTCTTGCCAATCCTTTACATCTGTNTGCATAGGNACAGACTCAGGCATCCAATGCATTTGGTTTTGTAGTACATAGTAGTCAAACATCCACGGATATTCAAACGGTTTGTAATAATCTCTAGTTTTTAATAAGCTCATAATTCTTCTTCCTTTGGTAAATATACTATTGTTAATGAATTACATTTAGGACAACTTAAGTTAGTCTCCATAACGTATTCTTCGTCTTCTTCTATGTCGTGGTCTCCGCCCCATATTAACTGTGTGTTACAATGCCAACAGTTCACGACTATCCTTCACATGCGATACATTCTGTATCTTCTAAATTTATTCTTGGTACTTTAACATTGACGTTCTCTACTGTACGAGCAGCATTAGAACGGAAATAGTAAAGCGATTTAAGTTTGTTCATACCATACCAATGTACATCATTAACATACTGCATGTAATCATCGTGTACATCTTGAGGCTCTGTAGCCTTTGGTAAAGTAAAGAACAGATTAACTGATTGTGCTTGACACACAAACTTCTGTCTTTGATGAGCATGTTCTACTATCCATATTTGATTTATTTCATTAGCAGTTTTAAATATTTCTTTCTCATCATCGTTAAGTATATCTAAGTGTTGTACCGAACCATCACTACCTGATATATCTTTCCATATAAGTTCTAACTCTTTACCTTTTAATCCTTTAGATTTAAAAAGCTTTTCTAAGTATTTATTCTTAACTTGGTAACTTCCGGATAGAGTTTTGTGAGTATAGCAGTTAGCCCTGTAAGGCTCAATACTAGGAGAAGTCCCACTACAGATGATACCACTACTAGCATTAGGAGCAATAGCAAGGAGGTTAGCATTCCTCCTACCACTCCCATGAATATCAGGAGCCTCACCCCTTTCAACAGCCAACTCTTTAGTTGCGTTGTCTGCTCTGGACTTGATGTAAGTAAACGCTTTGTGGTTGAAACCAGTTGCAAAAATACCTTCGAAAGGTATGCTCCTAGATTGTAGATAAGCATGAAAACCCATAGCACCAAGACCGAGACTGCGTTCCCTATACGCTGAGTAGGCAGATTTTGTATACCCCTCTTGACCTTCTTTAACATATTTTTGAAAGCGTTTAAAATTTGCACTGTATTCTCCTAACTGCGTTGTATCTATTGCGTTGTCAATGTAGTGTTGTAATACATTATCAAGCATTGTTATTAAATCTTGTATGAAGTTATCGTCCTTTGACCAACTATCAAAGTGTTCTAAGTTGACAGAAGATAAACAACATACTGCTGTTCGTTCTTCGTCTGTAGGTAGTGTTATCTCAGAACATAAATTACTTTGTCTGATTTTTAACCCTAAATCTTTTTGTCCTTTAGGTAGTGCTTCGTTACATTTATCTATGTTTACCATGTAAGGCTCACCAGTTTCTGCTCTAGCATTTATTATCTGCCACCATAAATCTCTTGCATTAACTACACGAACAGCTTCGTTAGTCTTTGGGTCTATTAGTCTCCAGTCTTCATCGTTTTCTACAGCCTGTAAGAATGAGTTAGTTATGTTGACACCGTTATGAAGATTAAGATTCTTCCTGTTGATATCACCACCTGATTCTTTACGCATGTTTATAAACTCTTCTATCTCTGGGTGACTGATATCCATGTAAGCAGCATAGCTTCCTCGTCTTGTAGTGCCTTGGTTGAAGGCTAACATCTGAGAATCAACTACATGCATGAAAGGAATACTTCCAGTAGAACGACTGCCATGAGCAGTAGATATACCGTTACTTCTAATATCTCCCCAATATCCACCAATGCCTCCACCTGAACTTGCCAACCATATATTCTCGTCATAATGAGCAGATAACCCACTCCTACTGTCAGGAACATAATTAAGAAAACAACTGATAGGAAGCCCACGGCTTGTTCCTCCGTTACTAAGTATAGGAGTGCTAAACATGAACCAACGAGAGGAACTGTAGTCATAAAGTCTTTGAGCAAGTTCAAAGTTTGTCTCACCTTTGAAGGTGGCTCCGAAGACGGAGGCTCTTGCGAGGGCTTCTTGTGCATGTGTTTCGTTCTCCCAAAAATATCTATCTTTTAATGTATCAATACTAAACTTATCAAACTGTTTCTCTTTACTATAATCTATTACAATTCCTAAGTAAGGTTTTTTCCCTATCTTATCTTCAACCATTATCTTTCTCCTCATCTAACACATACATAGTTATGATAGCGTAGTGTATTATTTTCATTAATTCTTTTTTCTTGTTATCTTTCTTTCCAAACCTCATAGCATATTTCATAATGTTACCAATACCAAAACTCTCTCCGTGTCCTGCATCTATAATCATATCTGTTGCTTGATATTTACCGTTACCATAATGGGCTTCATAAGTTCTATCTACATAAGTTCTTATTTCTCTTAACACTTGGTCTTCGTTAAATTTATATTTCATGTCCTCCATTCCTTTGGTAATGTTTCTTCACTATACCATATAAAATTGTTTGTCTCTGCCCATTCAGCATGTGTTCTTTTAGTTCCGTCTTTTCTTTTCTTAGCCTGTGGCATAGGAGACAAAGGTTTCTGAAATAAAAACACTAACTCCATATCTTTAGGTAAAGCTTCTCTTATATGTATGTACTTACTATACTCTGCATAGTCCCAGAATCTACCTTTAGCTTCTAGTAATATTGTTTTACCATCTATTATCTTTACAAAGTCCGGTTCATACTTATGCTTAACAACATAGGAGATGTTATCCCAATGATGCTTCCACTCTTGAAGTATTGTTTGATGTAGGGTAGCTTCCCACATACTATCATACCCTTTTGGGACATTTGTCTTCTTTGGTCTAGGCTTTCTTGGTACTCTTCTAACCACTTAGTTCTTCCAGAGTTATGTCAGGATTTCTTTTCACCTGTTTATAAAACCATCGGAGACTATAAGCACTTATCATAAATTTATTGTTAGCAAAGATATGTGTTTGTTCAGGTAAAAACTCATGTAGATTTTTTTTACTAATCTTAGTAGCGTCTTCACCTTCAGGAACCATAGTCCTTATCCAATCTATTAACAAAGCTTCTGCTTTTCTTCTTAACTGTTTAGACTTTCTCTGGTGCATAATTTTTTACAAGTTTCCAATAATTTAAAATACTATTAAACATTTCTCTATGTTTAGTTTGAGATTCTTTATCCCATACATGACAAGCTATAAGCTCTGTGTCTTCTCTATCAACAAAGATAGATACTCTTTCAACATCATCAAAGCCACAACCCTGTGCATAAGCAGACAACTGCATACCGTGTTCATCGTATACTAATTTAGATGGGTCTTTACCTTCTAAGTTATCTTTAGTTTTAAAGTCTACAAAGATACCAGACTTAGAATATAAATCTATCTTACCACCATAACCTAAGTCAGCACAGAAAGAAGCTTCAGCTATCCACTCTTCATCAGGAAACATTTCATCTAAATAGTTTTGAATAACACAATATGTTTCTGTCTTCTCTTCACCAAGAAAACCTCGTTCAATCATAGCGTGAATCTTTGTACCTTTTTCTGCTGCTTCTTGACCTATTCTTTTAGAGTCTTGCTTACATCTGTATGCAAACTCTTCAATAGTTTCTAAAGAGTCTTTCTCTAAAGTAAGAGCAGAGTTAAGTGCTTGATTGATTTTCCAATTCTCTAGTTGAGGCTTGGCTATCATACTAAGAATAGTAGTTACTGAAGGTACTAGGTTTTCTTTCCTTGCATCTCTAAGAGTAGTGTTTCTTTCTTTACCGTTAGCACCAACGATAGTATACATTGGTTCACCTTCTTGCGTATACCAATGACCAGATTCCGACTTAAATTTATTAGCCGACAGTTTATTATATACTTCTTGACTAGAACTGTCAAGTGTTTTTTCATTTTTTTCCATTTTCTTTTCCATCTTCTGAGTCCTTAAATGCTTTTATTACATCTGATGAGAATAATTTCTGTAGATTTACAAGGAACATTTTACTTGCGTTATGGTCTCCACCTGATACAGTTTTAAAAGTATCAAGCTTATCCACTATAGTTCTTAGTACATCTGTTTTAAATACAAGAGTACAAAACTCATTGTCTCCTACACATAAGTTATGAAACCAATAGTCTGATTCAGTTGCTCTGATACCAGATGGTTTGTTCCAACACTCATACTCTATACATATGTTACCTGTCTTCATCCACATGCCCTTCTCTGATTTAACTTCTATCTTCTTTCCTGTCAACATATCTTTTATTTTATCTTCTCTTATCTCTCCATACTCTAAGTCAATGTCAAACTTCTTTCTATCTTCTTTATTTGGTTTCATATTTATCCTCGTAAATATTTAAAATGTTCTTAGCAAATTCTAAATTTATTTTTTTCCATTCTCCTTTTTCTTCTTTCGAAAAGAAAGAAGCTATATCTAAAATTTTTCTTTCAGCTATTTTTTTATTTTTTACTTTAATAGAATGTATAATTTTAAAATCTCTTAAAGGAGTAGCTATATTATATTGATAAATTCTCTTTTCAGTATTAAATGTTTGTCCAAATTTAACCCAGTCTTGAATGCTTTCGCATATTAAAACATAAACAAACCCTTGATGAGGATACAGCTTAGCACTACAACAACCTTTTTTATATTTTTTTTCCATATGTTTTTTAAGTCCGGGTGCTGAAATTTTTTTCCCAGTTTTATTTTTAAGATATACTGAAGCCTGTCGTAATGAGATTCTTCTTTCTAAAATTTCTTTTTCTATAAATTCTAATTCTTTTATTTCATCTTTGATTACATCTAGTAGTCCAGTATCTTCATTAAAAACATATCCAAAATTTATAGTAGACGTTGCTCTTTTAATGGGTTTCACTCCAGTTATCTCCTATCTTGTATTCGCCATCAAGGGGACAACGAAGATTAAAATGTTCACCTGATTCTATTATAGAGGTAACAGCTAGGCTACCCACACGCATTGCTCTACACTCAGGAACTTCTATCTGCCACTCATCGTGAATGTTAGCTACAAATTTATGAGGTACAGTTCCTAGAGTTAATCTCTCTGAAAGAATAACTAATGCTTGTTTCATTATAATAGCACCTGCTCCCTGAAGCAAGGTGTTCAAAGCTGAATGTTGATTACGAACATAAAGCTTTCTACCGTCTAGTCCTTTGAGATAACCTTTTGAAGATGCTCTTTGTACTCTGTCTCTAAGAGATTTGAATGTAGGTTTATTATCAAAGAAATATTGTCTAGCTCTTTTACCATCTGCTGTAGTTCCTCCAACCACGTTCCCAAGTTTTTCATCTCCTGCTCCGTACATGAGTGCATAGATGAATGTCTTTGCCTTATCTCTAGATTCAAGCTTTGCAAGTTCTTGATTAGAGGTGTGTATATCTCCGTTAATGATTTCATTAGTGTACTCCTCGTCATTCATATAATGAGCTAACATTCTAATCTCAAGACCAGAAGCATCAACTCCAAGTAAAACATTACCATCCTCAACAGTCCAACAAGCTCGGCATTCTTTACCATAAGGATTGTGAGAGCTAGGAACTTGTGCCATGTTAGGATTTCTATGAGTCATCCTACCTGTGATAGCACCGTTAGGTATAACAAAGCCATGCACCCTTCCATCTTCTTCAGTAGCATCAATCCAAGAATCAATCTGGGCTATGCGTTTTTGTAGTAAAAGAAACTGTGCTATTAAGTTAGCTTCGTGTATGTGTGTGATTGCAGATAAAGTTTTCTCATCTACTATTGGTTGACCTGTTGGTGTAAATCTTTCAGGCTTCCAACCAAAGTCAATAAGATATTCTCCTATTTGTTTACGACTACCAAGATTAAACTCTTGTAAAGACTGTCGCATGAAAGGGTCTGTGTTGTTAGTTGTTATACATCTATCGTACTCATCATCAGTAAGACCACGCTTGGATAGTTCACCATCTTTCTTTATATAAGGTGTAACTAACTTATCATCAACCCACTTAGGTTTAAATGTGTTATGCACCTCATCTTCTATTGCTTGTTTCTTTTCTCTAAGTTCAGCAAGTAACAGTAAAGCATGTTGAGTATCAAACTTAAATCCGTTGACCTCTTGTTGTTTAATTATCTCTGCAACCTTTTGCTCTAGTTGTATACAACCTTTATCAAAACCTTTACTTTCTTTTCTTAACTCCTTAAAAACTTCTAAGTTAAGTTCAACATCACGGATACAATAATCCATCATGTCTTGTGAATAATTAAGATAGTCTGAGAAATCTATTTTGTGATAGCCAAGTTTGTATCCCCACTTCTCTAAGCTATGTCCTCCTTCTCTTGCCGGATTAAATAACCTAGATAAAACAAGCGTATCTATTACTGGAATTTTAGAGAGGTCTACATTACTGAACTTGTGCACCATAGGTATATCAAATCCAATAATGTTATGACCTATCAAAGTATCTGCTGTTGCTAGAAACTCGTAACCTGCCTGTAAGTTATCAGGGGAAAATGAAAAAACCTCCTGAGTATCTACATCTTTAGCAACTATACAATGTATTAGTGTTGCCTTCAGGTCATCTGTTTCTATATCAAATACTAACTGCACTAAAAAGCCTCATCTAAACTACCATCAAATTCTATATCATTATCAGAGAGTTCAGAGAGTCTTCCTGTTTCAGCATCATAGATAACTCTACATGCCATGCCTACATCACCTGTGTATCTTGACTTAAGTATTCTAAGCTTAGTTGTTCTAGCTTCGTCTTCATCATCTGATTGTTGATTTCTTTCCAATGCTATAACACAATCAGATAGTTGTCCAATACTATTTGAACCACGAAGATGAGATAAAGAAACCTCTATACCATTCTCGTGTCCTTTGTTACCGTCAACTCTACGTAAGTGTGAAACTAAAATGATACCTGCACCTGTCTCTTCTACCAAACTTCTAAGTCTAGTCATAATAGAATCAATGGCTCGTCTCTCATCTCCTTCATGTACAGCACTAACTAACATGTGTAGGTGGTCTACTACAACCCACTTACAATCACATCCTATAATCATAAATCTAAGTTTAGTAAAGATATCGTCAATGTCATTCGTTCCAAAGTGTGAATGCACCCATACTCTATTACGATTGTCTCCGTCATAAAGTATATCAAACATCTTATCAAGTTCTTCTTTAGAAAACTTGTCGCGTTCTTGGTCAACATATAACCTAGCGTTAGCTTCAATAGATAAGATACCATCAATGGTTCGTCTCCAATCTTCTTCTAATGCTATGATGCCTACATTATCGTTAGTACTTTTAATAAGATGATGTTCAAGTTCTCTAGTTACACTAGACTTTCCAAGCCCTGTACCACCTGTAAGTGTTACAAGTTCTCCTTGTCTAAGTCCGTATAGCTTCTTGTTTAATCCTTCATAAGGATAAGGAACACTCTCTTTTCTTTCTCTGTTATGGAACTTCTCTCGTTGTTCTGAAACATTTATAACACCAGAAGGTGTATAAACTTTTGATGCCCACCAAGCTTCAACAAATTCTTTATGTCTGTTGGAACGGAGCATATCGTTGGGGTCTTTGTAGCCGTGTGGTAGTGTAAGTATCTTAGCTTTACTAGGTTTAAATAACCTAGCAACTTTAATAGATGCTTCCTTACCTGCTTTGTCATTATCAAATGCAATGATTACATTTTCAAACTCTTCAAAGAACTCTAGGCTTTCTTTTACATCACGTACTGCACCTTGTGCACCACGCTTTATGGACACTACTGCCCACTTAGAACCCAAGAGTTCATAAGCAGACATAGCGTCACATTCCCCTTCTACAATGGTAACATACTTACCACCTTTGAATAACTGTTGACCAAACAAACCTGTATCGTTGTAAGTTCCAGAGACAAAGAAGTCTTTATCTTTTACGTTACGATATTTGGTAGCTGATAACTCATGCCCATTATAATATGGGTACAAATGCTTAACTACATTTCCTTGTAGGTCATGTACGCATTTAACTCCATA